TCAGCGGAACGCATCACAATGCATGCTGAGGTTCGCGCCGTAGATACTGAAGATGGATCGCTTAAGGTTGGCGGATACGCTGCAACATTTAACCAGGAAGCAACCGGTCTTCAATTCCGTGAAGTTATTGCTCAAGGAGCTTTTACTCGCACGCTTCAGACTGATAATCCGGTCTTTTTACTTGTAAATCACAATATGGACGACCTACCATTGGCATCAACTCAGTCCGGAACGCTTCGTTTGGCCCAGGATAAAGTTGGTTTGTACATGGAAGCATCTCTTGATCCTGCAAACCCACGCGCTCAAGAACTAGCTTCGGCTGTTCGTCGCGGTGACGTTGACAAGATGAGCTTTGCATTTACGGTTGCTCAAGATGGAGAAACTCGCGAAGAAGGTCTTCGTACTCTTACGGATCTGGATCTTTACGAAGTTTCTGTTGTAACTTGGCCCGCATACGATTCAACAACCGTTGGAATGCGATCAGCTCAGGATCAGGATCTTGAAATCAAAAAGCAAAAGCTTGCTTTGAAAGTAAAACAATATTCCCTACGTTCTAAGCGTAAGGGTTAATCCTCGGCGCGTCCGCCCCGACGATCTCACACAACAATAGAAAGGGTCAAAATGACTCTATCCGCAAAGCTCATCGAGCAGCGCGACGCTCTTGTTGCCGAGGTTGAAACAACACTCGCAGCAGAAGACGTTACCGCAGAAGCTCTTGATGCTGCGTCAGCAAAGCAAGAAGATATTGCTAAGCTTGACGAGCGCATCGCAACAACTGTCGCAAATGAAAAGCGCACAGCTGAACTCGCAGAATCACGCAAGGAATCAAATGTGAAGCCTTTTGCAGGATCTGCAACAATTACACGTGAAGCAATGACATACGACCGTGATGGACGTAATTCATTTGTTAAGGACATGATCAATGCGACACTTCGCAACGATTCAGATTCTTGGTCACGTTTGCACCGTCACCAGGCTGAAGTTGCAATTGAAACTCGCGACATCAACCGTACAGACGGAACTGGTGGAGATTTTGTTCCACCTATTTACCTCACAAACGAATACGCAGAGTTTGCTCGTGCAGCTCGCGTAACAGCTGATCTTCTTACTGGCATGGCTCTTCCTGCTGGCACAGATTCGATCAACATTCCCCAGATCTCAACTGGTACACTTTCAGCGTTCCAGTCATCTGATAACTCAGCGACAACAACTCGCGACCTTGTAACTTCAACAGTTACAGCTCCAGTTCGTACCATCTCAGGTTACGAGAACGTATCGATCCAGCTCGTTGAGCAGTCACCACTTTCTGGTGGACTTGATCGTATGATCTTCGGCGATCTCATGAAGGATTACGCACTTCAGCTTAACACAGCTGTTGTTGGTGCAGGCGATGGAACATCAGGAACACTTAAGGGTCTTATTACTCTTGGTGCTGATACAACAAACGGTATCCCAACAACTTGGACAGAAACAACACCAACAGCTAACGGCGGTTTGACTGCTATGGCTAAGGCAATTTCTAAGGTTGTTACAAACCGTTACCAGGACGTAGAAGCGATCGTAATGCATCCTTCAACATGGTACTGGTTCATGTCACAGGTTGACTCACAGTCACGTCCACTTGTTGTACCAGTTGCAGCAGGTCCATTCAACGCTAATGGCGTTATTGACGCACCAGGCGCATCAAAGGGTCTTGTAGGAACAATGCATGGCGTAAAGGTTTACGTTGATGCAACACTTCCAAAGAACTACGGCGCATCAACAAACCAATCTCCAATCTTGGTTGGTAAGTTCTCAGACAGCTACTTGTTCGAATCAGGCGTTAAGACACGCGTGCTTCCAGATGTCCTTTCAGCGAACTTGACTGTTCGTTTCCAGGTCTACGGATACACAGCTCTTGCACACCGCTTCAACAAGTCTGTATCTGCAATTACAGGTACAGGTACTGTTGCACCTTCAGGCTACTAATTAGTCTAGCTTTGGCGCTGATCCTGTCTTCGGATAGGATCAGCGCCACAAGCGCAATACTTAAGGGGAAGTTATGCAATCAATATTTTTAGAAGCTTTGATTACAGCTCGCGATTTAGTCCAAAAAAAGGGATTAGATGCGCTAGAAGCACTGATTAAAGAACATGAATTAGGCATTATCGAGACAACTGCGATCCTTCCGGAGGTTGAAACTCGATGAAAAATAAAGACAAAATAGCCATCGGAATGGTTAACGATGGATCTATAAATGCTAATTTAGTGGTTGATTTACTGCAAATTAGAGGCAAAAGAACTGAAAGATTTGACTGTTTTATACAAGTTTCTAACATTGGATTACTCACAAGATCTAGAAACTTGCTTGTAAAGAACTTTTTGGAGCAATCAAACGCAGCTTGGTTGCTTATGATGGACTCCGATGAGCGTTTAGAGTTAGAAACTTGGGATAAACTAGTTTCTGCAGCTCATGAGAAGGATCGTCCGGTGATTTCTGCGCTAGTTTTTGCAGCTTTCTTTGATGATGATGTATCTTTACGCCCTGTACCTACCATTTATCGTGATCTTCCCGGATCTGGTTTGCAAGCTATTGATGATTATCCAATAAATGAGGTAATTAAGATTGATGCTGCCGGAACAGGCTGTTTATTGATCCATAGATCCGTTTTATTAGAGTTACAAGCCAAAGCAACTGAAAACCAGGGTAAAGACTGGGCTTGGTTTGTTGATGGAGCTATTGGTGGGCGCTGGTTTGGCGAAGATTTACTATTTAGTAAGCGTCTTGGATCGCTAGGAATACCGATCCACGCGCACACCGGCGCGATATGTGCCCATAATAAGACTTTTTGGTTAGATCAGAGGCATCACAAACTATTTCGTGATGCTGCTATTGATAGTAAAGCATCAGATTAGTCGTTACCCCCTGGCGACTAATCTGATGCCCTAAATTAAAGGAGAATACGTGAGCACAAATTATCCTGGCGGAATAGATAACTTTTCTAATCCAACCGCTACCGATTATCTTGATTCAGCTACAGTTCCTCATGCTTCTCAACATGCAAACACAAATGATGCAATTGAAGCAATTGAAACTGAGCTTGGAACTAATCCAAAAGGATCTAAAGCTTCCGTAAAAGCTCGTCTTGATGACGTAGATGCAGCTATTGCAAATATTTCATTAACAACAGGTCCAACTGGTGCAACCGGACCTCAGGGAATTCAAGGAGTAACCGGACCAACCGGTCCTACCGGAGCACAAGGACTTATTGGTCCAACTGGAGCAACTGGTCCGCAGGGAATTCAAGGAGTAACAGGACCGACAGGTCCTCTAGGTCCAACAGGAGCTCAGGGAATTCAAGGATTTACCGGACCAACAGGTCCGACAGGATCTCAAGGAATTCAAGGATCAACAGGTCCGACAGGATCTCAAGGAATTCAAGGATCAACAGGTCCTACAGGTCCGCAAGGTATTCAAGGAATTCAAGGTCCAACCGGTCCAACAGGATCTCAGGGAATTGAAGGTCCGACAGGTCCTACAGGTTTGCAAGGTCCACAAGGAGTTACTGGTCCGACTGGTGCAACAGGAGCAGCTTCAACTGTCACAGGTCCGACCGGAGCAACTGGTCCGCAAGGTCAGCAAGGTATTCAGGGAATTCAGGGAGTAACTGGTCCTACTGGTTCACAAGGAATTCAAGGTCCGACAGGTCCTACCGGAGCAGCTTCAACCGTTACCGGACCAACCGGAGCAACAGGTCCAACTGGAGCACAAGGAGATGTAGGTCCAACAGGTCCAACAGGATCAGCTGGACTCGACGGAGATCGATACCACACAACGTCGACTACATCATTGACTATTGCTAGCACCGGTCAAATTACTCTTACAACAGCAGATTTGTATCTTGATTATTCATCAGCTCAAACTGTAATTATTGCTCATGATGATGCAAATCATATGCACGGAGAAGTTTTTTCATATAATCCAGTAACTGGAAGTCTTGTTGTTAATCTCAAGGGTAAAACAGGATCAGGAACATATGCTTCTTGGCAGGTAAATCTTGATGGCGCAGTCGGTATTCAAGGTGCAACAGGTCCGACAGGTCCAACAGGAGCAACTGGAGCTGATTCAAATGTTACTGGTCCGACTGGTGCAACAGGATCGATCGGAGCTACCGGTCCTACTGGAGCAACCGGTTTAACAGGAGCGACTGGTCCTACCGGAGCTCAAGGACCTCAAGGTATTCAGGGAGTTCAAGGCGCAACAGGACCTACCGGATCAACAGGCTTAACCGGAGCTACCGGTCCACAAGGTTCTCAAGGAGATGTAGGTCCAACAGGTCCGACTGGTCCTCAAGGAATTATTGGATCTACCGGTCCAACTGGTTCTCAAGGTAACCAAGGAGATCAAGGTTCAACCGGTCCAACTGGTCCTCAAGGTATTGCTGGAGCAACAGGTCCAACCGGTCCTCAAGGTAACCAAGGAGATCTTGGAGCAACAGGTCCAACCGGTCCTCAAGGTATTGCCGGAGCAACAGGTCCAACCGGCGCAATTGGATCTACCGGTCCAACCGGAGCAGCTTCAACCGTTACAGGTCCGACTGGTCCTGCTGGATCTACTGGTCCAACTGGTGCAGCTTCAACTGTCACCGGACCGACAGGTCCAACAGGAGCAACAGGAACAACAGGAGCAACTGGACCAACTGGAGCGTCTGGTCCTGGCTATCCATCTCAAACCGGAAACGCTGGAAAACTTTTAGGAACAGATGGATCAGCAGTTAATTGGACTTCCACTCTTGCAAGTCCCAACTTTGAAGATGGATTAAAAGCATCAATTGCAATTACTAAATCAAGCGGCACAAAGGGTTTTGCTGATTATGATGGAAATGCTGCTTCAGGAACTATTGCTGAAAACATTGGTTATTTCATTGGCATCCGAAAAGCTGGCAATATTTGGATAGGTGCAACAGATAACTATGGTCAAACTCGCGTTTATTCATCTACTGATGGCATTACTTGGGATTATATTGGTCCATTAGGCAATGGCTCATACTCTACATATAGCAATAGTAAGGTTGCTTACAACGGTACTTGTTTTGCGATCCTCGGCGGGCAAGGTCGCATGGCAACCACCACTAACATTACTGATTATGCTGAAGTAACAACGCCACCAGCATTTACTAGCGCAAATTATACTTATACTGCAAGCATATTCTCATACAATGGTTACTTCCTTGTTGCCGATTACATGGGCGACAAAATGTTCTATTCAACAAATGGAACCACTTGGAACAGTTCGACATTACCCGAAACTGCATATTGGAACTCTGTTGCTTACGGCGCAGGAAAGTATGTTGTTGTTTCGCGCAATACTTCAACTGCTGCATATGCAACAACACCTGGTGGAACTTGGACTTCTATCACAATGCCAAACACAGGTGGATCAGGGTATCAATCTGTTATTTATGATGGCACTAAGTTTATTGCAATGGGTAGTGCAAATCTTGCAACATCTACAGATGGCGTAACTTGGACTTCTCAAACATTTACAGAGTATGGCAACTGGAATATGGCACATTCTCTTGGTGCTTATGTTGCTACCGCGGTTAATAATGGAAGCGATTATATTCTCGTGTCTTCCAATGGTATTACTTGGACTAAGTACTACATGCCAGATAATACATTTTGCAATCACAATATAGGTTATGTTAAATCACAACCTGCTTCTGGTAAATTAAACATCCTTGGAAATAGCGGTACTTCTGGGCAGTCTCTTATTTCTACTGCAACTGGAATCAAATGGGGATCACCCGCTGATGCAACTCCAACTGTTGCTGGAGTTGTTCCAGGCGTACTGAATATGACCAAAACAGGTATTGGATTCAACGCATTTGATACTTCAATTGCAGTTGGATCTGACAATCTTGGAATTGGATACGCTGTTCTTAGTTCGTTAACAACAGGAGGAAGCAATACTGTTGTTTCTCAAATTGGTGGATCGATAACAACAGGGTCTAATAATACCGGCGTTGGTTATGGCGTACTTTACAATTTAAGTACTGGTCAAAACAATACTGCAATTGGTACCAACGCATTGCAGGCAGCTCAAGGTGATGACAATGTGGGCGTTGGATTTTATGCTCAAAGTGGGTATGGAACTGGATCAAAGAATACATCGCTTGGGTTTCAAGCTGGGCAATTCCTTGGTGATTCAACAGAAAGCACATTCGTTGGTTACAATGCTGGTTTTCTTACTGGTCAATATTCTGATTATACAAACCAAAACATAACTGTAATTGGCGCAAACGCTGCACCTTCAAGCAAAACAGTAGATAATGAAATCACACTTGGTAATTCAAGCGTGAACCGTCTTCGTGTTCCTGGTATTGGCTTGGATACTTCAGCAGGATCAACTGGAGATGTTCTTTCTAAAACAGGTTCAAATACTGTTGGTTGGTCAGCACCTAGTGCTACTGGGATGCAACTTGCAATGTCTAATGGGCTTGCTGGAATTGCAGATACAACAGATGTTGCAAATGTTGATAGCGTAGGAGACTGGTATATAGACCCAGGAAGAGTTTTCTATGTTTCTTTTGCCGTGGGTAATCCAGTTACAGTTTCAAATGTAACAACACTTACTGGCAACTATGGTTTAGGAGCAGCAGCAACAACCTTTGCTGGTATGGCTTTGTACTCAATTAATTCTGCTGGAACAACCGCAACGCTTTTAGCAAAAACAGCAAATCAATCAGCAACTGCGTTTAAAGATGCCGAAACCGTTTATTCTTATGATTTCAGTACCGCTGGTGGTTATCCTGCATCGTATACATTGGTTCCAGGAGTTACATACGCTTGGGCTGCATTGATTGATTCAGAGGATTATTTTAATGTAGTTCATACTGCTGGTAACGGAGCGCCTTATTCATTGGCATACACAGTAAGACCACATTACAACAATAAATCTTCTGGTTATGGACTTACTTCATTTCCTACTACCGATACATTAACTGTTGAAAGATATAACGGCGGAAAACCTTGGGCTCGATTTAAGTGACGCTAAAGAAATGGAAAATGAAATGACAGAAGAAATATTGACTGCTGCGCAACTTAAAAGAATTGCAGTTGCTGAAGCAGCGAAAGCCGCTAAGGCATCAGGCAAAGCAAAGTTAGAAGCACTTGGTCTAACGAATGAAGAAGTAGAAGCATTGTTTAACTAACGCAAAAGGAGAACGGGCAATGGAACTAACAGCTGAAGAATTAGCAGCATTGACACCTGATGAGCAGGCTGTTTATGCCGAGTATCTTGCTGAAACTAAGATTGCTACCGAGAAATTAGAAAAGCATTTTGTTGGTTTGCAAGCTAGCGTTGATCTTATCAACTCTCTTGTTGCGTCGAGTGATAAATCAGAGAAAACACTCGACAGGATCACGCGCAACTATAAGCACATTGAGATCATGCTTGCACAGGATTACATTGCAAATGATCCGAGAGATAAGACTGTATTTCTCGATGCAGTAATCTTGGCTAAATCAGCTTTGAATTAGTAATATCAATACATGGGGGAAAGATGAAGATCGCTATTTATACCATTGCATTAAATGAGGCAAGCTTTATTGAGCGCTGGTACAAAAGCGCTAAAGATGCAGATTATCTTCTTATAGCCGATACAGGATCAACGGATCTTACCGTCAAATATGCCCAAAATCTAGGGATAAATGTGATCCGGATTGGTGTTAAACCTTGGCGCTTTGATGATGCCAGAAACGCGGCTTTGGCGGCTCTTCCGCTCGATATAGATTATTGCATAGCTTTAGATATGGACGAGGAACTTCAACCTGGCTGGCGTCAGGAATTGGAAGCTTTAGGATCTGAAATCACTCGTCCCAGATATAAGTACATTTGGTCATGGAATCCCGACGGATCGCCTGGTCTCAGCTACGGAGGGGACAAGATCCATTCACGATCTGGGTATCGCTGGAAGCACCCGGT